GCTGAACGTCATCCCACACTTCATCTGTGTCAATTAACATGATAAAGTCATTAGAAGCGCTGGTGATGTGCTTTTTAATGTAATCAACACCAAAATCATATTGTTTTTCTTGGTCATTTATATTGGTATACAAATTTATAATCTTGTGTTCAACATCATGTAGTTTACACCAGTTTTCTACTACAGGTGCTACAGTATTGCCTTTCTCTCCCATCCAACTGTAGTTAGAATGAACAAACACAATTTTGTCACAGTGTTTGTATATACTTTCTATGCTAGCTATAACAAAGTCCTCTCCAGAGAAAGTCTTGTATAACGCTATCAGTTTCACCTTCTACCTCCATATTCTCTATCATACTCCTCAGGCCACTTACGTACAAAGTAAGACTGATTCTTTTTCCAGTATTCACCTTTCTGACATTTCATCTCATTTTTGTGAATCAATCTTACATCGTTATTTACAACAAACTTACCTTTAGGATATCTTACTGCAAACTGTTTACAAAAATCGGTATCCTCAAAACCACTTCCTACAAAAGATTCATCAAATGATATTCCCTCATGAATAAAAGCTATACAGGCAGTTGGTACTCTCTTTTCAATTACATTAACCAAATGCTCTTCAAGATTGTAGTTCTCTCCCATCATATATGCCAATCTACCATCAGGTCTAAGTAGTCTTGCTGCTATAATTGCTATATTCATGTCAGACAATAGTGGAGTAACTAACTTATCATACCAACCAGGGAAGAAGCCAGTAACATCATCATCAATCATTACAACACACTCATTTCTAGACATGTAAGAAAGACCTATATTTCTATTTACTGCTGCACTTCCAGAAGTACAAGTTGCTATTATCTTAACACTAGGTGTATTAAGACGCAACTCCTCAAGTAGAGGTTGTACATCCTCTAGACGTTTGCAAGTTGGAATTATTACACTGTTCATCAAGCCACCTCTTCAAAGTAACAAAATTATCTGACACTCTTTTCATGAATATATTATTATTTCTCTCGTACAACTTAAAATCCTTGCTTGATTCATGATAAAGATGAAACCACATATCACGTATGTGTTTTCTTTCAATCAACTTCATAATGTGCATATCTCTAGCCTTGAATGATAGTTCAGAATCTTCACACCCCCAACCCTCGTACTCTGTAGAATATAATTCTTCCTTGTATATAGAAAATAACAAGTTAACTACTTCTTTGTGTATAGAGACCTGTGAATTTCCAGCACAAAAATCTAATTTACGTGTGGATACAGAAGGTGTTACAAGACGTGATTGACTTAACAAACTCTGTGTAAGAGTCTTGTTAAGATTCTTTCCATTAGATATTATATAGGAACGTTTATTCATATTGTTAGCAATAGTTCTGAAGAACATGCCATCAACTACCATATCTATATCTACTACTGATAACCAGTCATAATTTTTCCTCATATGATATATGCCTTGATTCAACAAAGCAGACTTAACAAATAAATCTGATGTGTTATTCTTACACAACATATAATTAACATTAATATTTGAATAAGAAAATGGAAGTGTAGGATAGACCTGAACAACATCATCTATCACGTACACTTCCACATCTAATTCTGCTATAAAGTTGCTATAGTCTAGATAATCTAAACATACTTTTAGATACTCATTTCTGCCTCGTTTGGCAATAATGACGTTAACACGATTCATTAAACCTGTCTTACTTGTTTACTCTTTTAGTTCTCTTTGTTCTTGTTATTGCTCTGTTACTGGCAATATCTTTACCAACGTCTTTATCAGTATTCTTATTCACGTCTTCCTCAGTTTCTTCTTCTTCTTTCTCTTCTTCTTCCTCAACAACCTCTTCTTCTTTTTTGGTTTCTTGTTTTTCTATTACAGATTCAGGTTCAGGTGTAGTGGCTCCCATCTTCTTCTGATATTCAAATATGAACTCGCCTTCTTCAGTTATTTCATACTTAAGAGGTTTTCCGGACTTGTCACAGGGAGTTGCTTTATGCGTTTGATTTCTGAAGTTTGATATTGAGGTTACTACTATAGCACCATTAGTGAATATCCTTCCGTTATTGTAAAACGAATAATCATCACGAACTTTTACTCTAATATTTTCTGTGTCTTTCATACTCTCCTCCTCCAAGAGAATAAAATAAGGGAGGCCCGAAGACCTCCCTTATTTAGTTACAGTATCTGTGTAACAGGTTTCTTGTCTGCTGAGCCAAGGATACAAAGAACGTTAATTGGCACTGATGTCAGAGTGGTAACATTGACAGTTGTTACACTTCTCAGATATCTCTTTCTGTTCTCAAGATTGAGAGAAATCTGGTCGCCGTCATACACACCAGAATCACCTGTCAACTGTGTGATTGAAGCACCTGCTATATCCCCAAAGTCACTGTCTGCTGTAGTGTCACTCTCCTGAATCTTCATATCAACAGTAAATGTTCCAGGACTACCTACTCCAGTTCCGACAGACAGAACAAATGAAGCAGCGCCGAACCCTAATCTGTCTACGGCATTGCCTTTAATGGCGCCGTCTCCAGCATCGTAAGGCGCACTTGCTATTACATAAACTAACTCTTCGTCCAACTTGTAGTTCATAATAATCATACCTCCTTTAAAGTTTATAGAGGGTCAGTCATTATCTGACCCTCTCCGCTATCTTACGAATTCACTTTCTTAGCATCGTTAATCAGACAGAACGATTCTGAATGACGAATTGCTATGTCAACATCCTGTATGATTCTTATCCAGGTCTGAACCTTCTGGAAAGCATCATATGTTTCTGTAGACGACGCTATTTCAAACCCACCCCAGTCAGCTACTATCAGTTCTTCCCAGTTGCCGAAGTAAATCTCTGTAAGAGCAGTGCCCGAACCCTTTGTTAAGTTGGTAGGAACCTGTGTTGACTGGAAGAAGTTGTAAGAAACCCAGTCCTTCAACTGAAGCTGAGTCATAGGTGTAACAATATACTGACCACCTGTGTCTTCTGAATACTGTTTCACTTTCAGTTTGGTAAGATTTCTTTTTGTACATGGGTGCCATATGTAGCCAAGTTTGCCGAACAGAGCATTGTCCTCTTCAAGAGCATACTCCATATCTTCCAGTAGGTCGAAGTTGATGTTGCCACCGTTATCACCAATTGTCACAGTGTTAATGCCTTCCTGATTAGCAACGCCTCTTGGCTGTGTGACTGTTCCCTGCCCCCTCAAACCGGCTAGGTCAACCTTAAGAGCCAGTCTGGTTGTGATGTCCCTTGTAATCATTGATTCAACATCGGGAGTTGCTAACTTAAGCAATCTGGCTGATGTTTTAACCAGACAGGCAACCTGTTTCGGTGTTAATTGAGACGTACCGAAGGTAAGTGTTGACTCCTGAAGGTCTTGATTCTCACCTACCCAGAAAGCAGTTGAGCCTCCAGACTGCCTTGGGAGTTCGTAAGGTGAGCCTGACAAGCCTCTGAGAAATGTACATCCTGCCTGAGCCAATACAAGTTTAGCTTCAAGCTGTTCGATAATACCTGTAGCAACTTCTTTAGGTACAAGAAAGCCACCAGCTTCGCCACTACCTGTCTCAAGAGCTTTCTTACGTGCAGCATCAAACACTTCTTTCTCAAGACCGGCGTCTGTCCAATCTTTTGTAGTAATAGCATAGAGAGCCTAAGCGAAACTGAACTTTACATCTTCAGTTCCAGACACTGATACTGAATGAGGAGCTAATATTCTCTCCATCTGTGCTATACGCACTTCCAGGTCAGACATTGCCTTCTCATATGCTAATTCCTTACCGTCTTTCTCCTGAAACTTCAGTTCTATAAGAGCCTTCTGCTTCAAGACTTCATCTAATACTTGCTGTAAACTCACTTCCATGGTATGTCCTCCTTATTTAGTTTTTTATCTTCAGTATAATTCATGGCACATTGTCCTATAAGGACTGAACCTATCATAAATTATATTGTAGTCCACCCAAACCACACTGTCAAGCCTTTTCCAAGGTTGTTTTTACCTCAACCAACAGATTCATAATGTCATTAAGTTTTGTTGAGTCGGCTGTATCTGTGACAGTAACAACCTCTTCTTCATCTGGCTGTAGAATGCCGTCAACATAAGTCTTGTTTGGTAGCACATTATTGACATTGGTTGCCCCCTCAATACCAACAAGTCTGTCACCAATTTCTTTAAAATGTGCTTCATTAACAGTTTTTATCTCAGTCAGTGTTTCTTGTATCCCTTTCAATGTCTGTAGCATTTCAGCTATCATTTCATCAAACTCCATTTTGGCCTCCTCAAATGTTTTTATTGGATGTTCTTTCAACCATGCCTTTGCTGAGTCCATAGTCCAACCATCTCCCTTAGGAAACCTCAAAGCCTGTGTCTCCCACTTGTCCTCGCCTTTAATCTTACCATAAATGCCATACACACGAGGTTTATCTTTCTTAATGGTGTAACGTCTGAACTTATCATACTTGTCGGGGTCTTTCAGTCTACAACGAATCTCATTTTCAGTTTCTTCCCAACCACGATTCTCTATTTCTGTATCTGACTTTTCCTCATAAACATTGCCTTCCTGGTCAATAGAAATGCCACAGTTTGGACATTTTACATATCCCATTCCAGCTTCAGAAATAGAGTTGTAATCAAACTCTGTATTACACTTGCTACATGTAATCATATGAGACTCATGTTCTACTACATGTTCCATGTCAAGACAGTGAAGATAATCCTTCACATACTCGTCCAGCTCAATCTCAAACAGTTCTTTAAAAGTCTGTTTATCAAATCGTGCTATGTCATCAACTGTAGTAGACTCTTTACAATGTGCCTCCCACACACTCCACAGTTCCACACTCTTAGACCAAGGAGATTTCTTACCAAAGTCTTCATAGTGTTTACCTAAGTGTGTCTTAACACCAGTAACGTCGCCAGATGGCATATCAGTTTGAGCTAGTCTTGCAGCAGCATTTGCTACACCTCTCCAAACTGTCTTGTAACCTGTTTTAGTGTGATGAGGCAGTTTGTAACTACCTTTAACATTAGAGTCACCAACAATGACCGTACACATCTTCTTTAGGTCATTGACCTCTGCCTTAGCAACCTCACCAGGCCCATCCCAAGAAGCTCCTTCATCTGCTAAAGGATATTTATGGTAGGGAATTACCGTCTTACAATCAACATCGGTGTTATCTATATCAGTTTTGACAATCTCTTCATTAGCAGTTAACAATGTAACGTCATCTCCCAATGTTGTAGCATAGTCGAGATTATCTATCTCGTCATCTTCAACAGTCTCGTCATAGACTGTTTTTACAAGAAACTTATCGTCAGGCATATCTTCTGAACGTGAAAAGTCATCTTCTGTCAATTCACTTGTAGCACGTTTTGCCAATCCACGAACAACGTCATCTTTGAACTCATTCTGAAGTGCGTTTGCATTAGCAGGTATCAGGACCTGACTTGTTTCAAGCAAGTCTAACTCTTCATAATAACGTCTTGGTATAGTCTTGCCTTTCTCCTTAGCTTCCTTCCACTCATCATAAGGTGTATCTTTAACTTTAAGTGGTATAAAGCCTACACTGTATGCAGCAATTCCCTTCTCAGCTAGTTTAAATCCCCAGTCAGCCTCAGGATTGCCCTCCCCAACATAGTACTTGGCGCGACCAATTAGTTTCTTATCTTCAATCCACAACTTCTCCCATTGACCTATCTGATTTCTAAGGTCTCCATACCTATGTGAAGACAGTAGAACAGCGTGTCTAGCAAACTGTTTAATAGCCTTCTTATAAGCAGACATAAGAATGACCTCTTCATAACGGTCAATAGATTCGTCTGACATCACAACTTCAATGGTCTTACGTTCTAAATCTATAGCACGTATCTCTCCGCTGAAAACTCGTCTAATCATTTTAGACATATAGACCTCCTACATAGTTTTTTGATTTGATAGCATCTACAGCCATAATAGTCAAACATCTACATCCAATAACTGCCTCTGGCGGAGCTAACAAATCACCTGGATAACGTAATGTGTAATCTTCTGTAAATGACTCATCTATTCTGACTATTTTGCCATTATATGACTTATGTGTTTCTCTTCCTCCAGAATCAAGCTTAGAATTAATCCATTTATGATATCTAACATTCAGTCGTTGCATATGGATTATTCTGCCAACCACAATCACTGCTGAGGATTCAGTACGTGCTATGACATTAATTCTCTTAGAAACAGTGTTGTAAGCAGTTCTCACAGCATCTGCTATATCCTCTTTAGTAGTATGATTCTTAATGGCTTTAGTCAGTTGTCTCTCTACGACGCCAATTATTGATTTCGGAATTATGGAAAGTCGTGCCTTAACATAAGTAGCAATCTCAGGAGAAGATAAATCAAAGTCAATCACAGTGTTATCACTTATTTCACTGTTAATCTCACTGTTTATCATCTCGGCACCTATCCTCATTCCCTCAATGTATATAGCACCAAGAAGTCTCTGCAAACGTGTTATTTCTTTAGAGACATTAAACATGGCACTCTTGTTACTATACACGTTTTCTAACACAAATTTTCGTTGTTCAAAAATAAATCTTTTAACTCGGCTTCGTGTTAAGTCCTCTAAACGTAGCTGAACGGCTAAAAATCTCTGCCATATTGCTTTGTCAGCGTCTGTCTGTGTATTAGGCTCTTGAGTTCCAGGCGTATCATCATCTGAAACACTTGGAGTTTCAGAATCAAGTGGTTTATCATCTGTATTATCAGTTCCAGTATTACCAGCCATAATCTGGTCTGCTGGCATGGTACCCATAGGAACCCACCATACATTGCCCCAAGGAACATCTTTCATACCTAACTCCAGACGCTTATTGACATCGTTAAGAGGGAAACCAATACTGACCATAGACTTTGCTGTAGTTACACGAGCACTATAGTCTTCATGCAGTGCTCCAACTGATGCCAAATCAAACTTTATCTCATACCTGCCTCCTTCAATAACACTTAACACATCTGTATTAAAAAAGTCTTCAAGATGAAGAATACGTGGCATTAGACATTCTTCCCAAAATGCCTTGTGTGCTGTCTTAATGCCTTCATAAGATTGCACTTCATCATAAAGACCTAGAACAACCTCATTTACTTTATATACGCCAAATATCTCTTCTCTGCTCATCTTCTTAAGAAGAGAAAACTCCATATCCTTATGTGACATCTTTGACTCTGTGAAACTAGCATTATTCTCTAATATAGCTACACGATGAGCACGAGTATAACCTGAGTATTTATCATTCAATTGTTTAAAGAATCTATCAAACTGTTCTGTAGTAAGTTCTGTTGGTACAGATACAAAACCACTTAATCTAACACCCTCTTTAAAGTAGTTAGCATTAAACTGAGACGTCCAGAAATCCTGTTGTATACCCATAGCTGCTGCGCTTATTGGAGACATACCACGAACATCATCATATGGATTTGTATACTTTGACATTCTTATACGAGACATTGGAAAGTCCTCGTATTTTGCACCTTTTTGATATCGCCAACCAACAACAGCTCCCAGATTCTTGTTATACAATGGTGTGAATCTAGAAGGATTGAATGTCCACATAGCATCTACATCAGTAGGTGTATTAGGTTGGTTATCAAGTATAATAAAATCCTCACCATATAATTCAAGAAACACTACAATGGCTTTAATAAAATTAAGTCTTGTAGTAATAGGATTTGGTTTTTCTAACAGTTGATACACATTACCACTAGTAACAAGATTTGATGTACCTCTCTCAAATAATTTGATAGGTACTTTAGCTAAGTTATTAGCAATAGCATTTACAGCAGCATATATCCATACGCTATCCTTATAAGGCTGAAGCAGAGCACCTGCATTAGCACCATATCCTAAAGTCTGTGCCAATGTCTTCATAAACGTTGCTGTATCTAAAAGTGTGCCTCTCCGTTTTATTCTGTTAGCAAGACCAAGGACTTGTTTGTCCAGTCTTAAGCCGGTAATAACTTTATCAAGAACACTCATTATGTTCCTCCTCACGCATAACGAACCCTATACTCAGCTACACCTTTTAAATGTGAATATATAGCGTATCTCTCAGCATCCTGTGCATGGTCAAGAAACGACACAGGCTCATCTATCACTCTACCCTTTTTGTCAGTCCTCCAACTGTAACCTCTCTTTTCCTTTATGACATCTGTACTGTCTTCAGTAACACACACCTCAAGTCTTTTTATAAAATCTATTCCCTCTCTCACCTTCTTATTAGCACCTCTTATATTAAACCCCGCCTTTCTAATCTCTTCTATTCTATCTGGTTCAGCACTGTCTGCATATATTGGTTTCATTCTCAACTTTGGAGGAATAACTTTTTTCATCTCAACAATAAAATCCTTGTTAGTAAGATGATTTTTATATATAAGCTGATGTTCATATACTTTATTACCCTCAATGCCCAATTTTAACAGTACAGATGGAGCATTATAACCAAAGTCGATACCATAGATTATATTATCACACGTAGCAGGGAACTTGTCAATTATTTGCCAATTGGTATAGATTAAGTTGGTTAATCTACCCCACTCTCCTAACGTATAAATACGATAAAAGTTGGCATCCTGATTTGCAAGTTTCTCCAAATCATCTATATAGTCTTGGTCAAGAAACGGGTTGTCTTTATAAGTAGAAGCTATATCTTCTACTTCCTTAAATTCCTTATCAATAAGCTCAGTCTTTATCCAATGATACTCATCAATAGGGTTGAGAGTTAAAAACATCTTGTTTCGTTTCTGGTCAGCAGACTTTGTTCTTAAACGTGTCTTTAAAATAAGATAGTCATTAAATGTAAAATCCGTAGCTTCTTCCATCCAAATATATGACCAATCAGTTGACTGACCACACCACATAATCTTACCATTGAATCTAGTCATAACCGTATTATATGGCTCTACATTAAGACAATACACCTTTCCTTTATATTTACTTGTATTAAGTTTATCTACACAAACATCCTGTTGTTTATAGATAGATACTATCCAGAATTGTCGTGCATTGGGATAATTATGAGCAGTTATTTTACCTTCTCTGATAGTTGCTACATACCCTAATCTTATAGCTAACTCACTTACATCATCTGCAAGACCTCTAGATGTGGTAGAATACACATGTCTGTTATTTCCAGTTACAGTACCATCACCTAACATCAGAGTCTCAAAAAGATGTTTAAGTAGTTCTGGATGTAGTTCCAATATATCTCGTGGTATTCTTTTCTCATAACAATATTTACCAAACTGTAACAAATAAAAGAACAGGTCTTTACTATATAATCTTATGCTATTCTGAACAATATTATATCTATAACCTAATTTCTTTATTGTGTCACATATCAACTGTTTTTCCTTATCTTTCTTCTGAGAAATAACTATACTCCATCCTTTACTACTCAAATTTCCTTCAGATATAAACCACCCCAAGAACTTCAAAAACGATTCTATCTCAAACACATTATTCTTTCTACCATCATCCCACTTACTATCTGTTTTAACATTCAATACAGTTTTCCAAGAAGGAATAGTGTAGTGTGTAACATGTTTACCATCCCACTCAGCAGAACGTGGTATATAAATACGTTCATTAATATCTTTAATCTTGACAAATCTAAGTGTTCTGTCCTTCTTAAATCCAACTAACATCTTGTGTTCTGGCGTTACACAAAAACCAGAATGACTATCACGTGTACCTAACTTAGATACCGGAGAATACATCTGACCATCAAAATCATATACAAAAGTATTCACAACTTTCTTGTAATATGCTTTTCGTGTAACAGGATTTAATGTAGCAACATAATCTCCTCTATTAACATCTTTAATATTCTTAAATCCTTGTTTAGTTAGTATCTCTGTATCAGGATGATAACATTTTATCTTCTCAGGGTCATCAACTGAACCAAAGTGAACAAGATTATCGCCATAATGCCAGTTCAACATAACCTTTTCTTCATATATTCTATCCATAACTCCCATAGCACTGCCAACTTCTCTCATGGCAGGAAGCACAGAGTTACGTAATGCAGGAAGTGTTTTACGAACAATAAGTATTTTCTTTTTTCTTTCAGTGAGAAACTTTGACCACATATCCTGACACATAGAATAACTTTTGCTTGAACCAGCACCACCACGACTTACAATAATTCTCTTTTCACTTTCATTGGTTCTTGCAAATACTGATGTGAACAGCACATCAACTCTCTGAGGAGTTAATAAGCTGTTCATCATCAGGTCATCTTGTGCTAAACTATGTCTTGCCACTTATTTACAAACCTCCTGAGCGTGAATAGTCCATAATCTGTATGTCTCTACATCTTTGATAGTCATACATTTAACCTGTTGGCCCTTGAGTTCCACTTGAGGACTCCACCCGTTCTCCAGTTTTAACTCTGAGACTTTCCCACACTGAACCGTCTGACACATTGATGCCATCGTCAGTGGGGTCAGTAGCACGAGTATAAACAACATTAATCTTATCTTTCCATTCTTCATCTGAGTCCTCCTTACCTTTCTGATACCCAATTGTCTTACCTTTGTTAAATACCCAAAAGATAAAAGCAATAATAACAAGAATCAACCCAGTATAGACATATAGTGTCATTTAGCACCTGTGCTTTCTGTATTACCACTCAAACCTATTCCCGGTATTTTGTTAACAGCAGCATAAGCTATTTTGTTTATCTCATCTGAAGTTAACTTTGGAAATTTCTTAGACAAAGCATCAAGAACATATGCCATTTTGTCTGCCCCCGTAAATGATATTTTATCTCCAGTCTCTTTAACCTTCTGAGCTGCCATTTCCTCTGCGCCTCGTACAAGCTTTTCAGCATATCCCATAATAACTGCTTCGTTATTAGCACTTAATTTAATACCAAATATGCTCAACAGTTTCTTAAGTAACAGTGACAAAAGAGCAAGAATTATAGCAGCAAGAATAGGAGCAACATAGTCAACAAACCAGTCTTGAAACACTGTTCCCATAGTTGGCTTAGCCGCTTCTTGAGCCATAACAATAAACGGGATAACAAGAAGCATCACAATAAACAAGATTACAAAATTTACTCTCTTCATAAATCCTCCTTAATTATTACTGGTATAAAAACCAGTTATATTATCCTAAACATTTTGTTAGGATTAAACCTATATACTACATAACACATATCAATCAAATTATCAGCTAAATAAAGTTCTCGTTTAAATTTGAAAGGAAATATCCCAAATGTTTTGTTAGTCTTTAATATCTTAACTCCTCCATATAACACACAATCTGCTGTAAACTCATGACAATAAAACTTTGTAGGGTCTTTAAATGTAAAATCATATTCAGTTTTATTATCATCAGTGTGCCATATAGCACGGTCAATTACGTCTGAAATGTTGCCTATATAGTTTGGTCTTAACACAATAAATCTATCAGTGTCCTTAACAAAGTCAATAGGATGAATAGACTGTACTCCCTCTGCAATACTATGAATCATCTCTCTCTTGTTAATAACTATACCTGAATGTGTAAAATCACCTGGTATAAATATTGAATCAAGATAGTAGTTATATCCACGACATATAACATCACCAGGCTGAATAACTTCAAGCATTGCCTCTATCTGTTCTGCTTTACACAGAGGTGGCTCTGTCGCCATGTATATATCTCCTACCCAAGTAAGAAATTCTTTATAGATATTATACAGTCTTTCTTTCATGCTTTACGCCTGTCAAACTCTATGTGTGGATAATCTGCATTTGGCTTGAAGTCTGCACCTACTTTAAATCCGATAGAACGAGCTATATCTGCTGCTTCCTTATAATCAGGTATACCATCACTATCAACGTCAACTTTTAAATCCCACACTGGTCTCTTACCCTTTAGTATTGCTATATCAAAGGCAAGACACTTGCCAATCCACTCAGGATGTTTAACACATAGAGGGTCACTAACTTCTAAAGGTAAGTGTCTGCTCTTTAATGTCCATGTAACTTTACGTGTATTTTCAGCAGCTGATATAGGTGGTAAATCAGCCAAACGTCTTAAGTCATTAACAACAATTAATGTTTCTCTTCCCTGAGTATATAAAGCTATTTGTTCATCTTTGGTTCTTTTGACAGAAGTTATCATAAAAGAAACATTAGCCTGGTCCATTCCTATACGAAACTCATGAAAAAGAACCTGAGCAGGTTCAATTAAGTCATTAATATCTCTGTTTGACATGATTATCCCTCCTCCAATTTACAGACTCTATCTTCGAGATTTTCTGTTTTAATTTCAATAACCCCAATTCTTTCTCTATTATTTACTATTTCTCTATGTATCTCATCATGTTTAGTCCAATCAACTTTACCGTGCATACTATCCTTAATTTCATCAACAGTAGTCTTAACGGCACATAAACCCTTACTAAAACGTTCTCGCCACTCTTCAAGATTTTTTTCTTTTTCCTTTTCAAGATGTTCAGTAGTCTTTTCGTATTTAGTAAACAGCCTTTTAATATACGCCCCTAAAACTAAAAGACCTACAGGTATCAAAATTACAGTAAGAAAAAAGTTATAAGTCATAACAGGCTCCGTAATAGTATTTTGCATATGATATAGGCCTCCTATTCTATTATTCCTGTAGTCCTATAAACTCTGTCAGCGTAAGGACTTCCATAAGTTGATTATGCTCTTCAGTAGTTAAACCTGAAGGACTTATATCCATGAGTTTATCATGCTCTTCAGTGGTAAGAGTTTCAAGTGGAACATTCATGAGTTGGTCATGTTCCTC